TCTGGGGAACATCGATGTTTCGGTCGATGTTCATCACCATTCAGGCTCATGGGCTGTCGTGTCCTTACAGGGTGGAAAGACGGACTATATTAAATTCGTTGACCTCGACCAAAGAAGCATTAGGGAGATTTCTGCTTTCCTACGACAGTTTGACAGGCAGAATGTTAAGATTGACGCCAACCCCTTTGATAGAAAAATGTTGAACGAAGAAATTTATCAGATATGAAAAGATTGATGATTATTACAGCCGTGTTTGCACTTCTACTTACAGGGTGCGGCACACGTGTCAGCCATAACACGCTCATAGAACTGTCGGTGAATTCCATCACCGAGTACCAAAATCGAGTGAATGATATTCACCCCAAGAGTCTGGACGTGTCAATCAATGAGTTGGCTCAGAAGGAAGGTCTTGAAACTCGTGTTGCTACTTCTGAATACAGCGGAAAGGAGTATCAATACTCAAGAACCTATCTTGATGACGGGACTGAATATTCAATTTCAGCGACAGACCACGGAGACTTCTTTTGGGTTCTTATAACGATAACCAACTCCAAGGATAATACAATTCCCCGAAAGATGTGTGAACGTATCCGCTCGCTCGCATTTGAGAGAGGCTTGACGCTGTCACGTAATAAACTCTCAGACAAAATTGTGGGAGGGGATTTAGTGGTAAGTGATATGCTGAATGGAGTTGTAATAAGTATAGAGCATGACTAAGATAGGTATCATCGGAGCCGGAACAGGGGCACTCCCTTCGGAGGTTCTTAGGATGGCTGAGGAAGCGAATATTGAGATTGTGGAACTTGACAAGGATTTCTCTCCTACTGACATTCCTCAATTCGAAGACAGAGTGTACACTATTCAGCCACGACCTGAACTTCCCCACATTGAATGGTGCGAGCCTGTACGGTTTGGAAAGGGAGGTTCGAAAAGTGGTAGGAGCGAGAAGCAAATCCGCAAGGACAGGAAGAGAAGCAAGGCTCGAAAAACTCATCGACGAAAGAAATAACGTATTATATCAGTCACGTGACAGTGAATAAACATCAGCGGTTGCGCAGCCGTTGAGGTATTTAGTAACAATTTAAAATTCAAGACAATGAAAAAGGATTTCATTACTGTTTCCCCTGACAATGGGGGGGGGGTACGACCCAAGTGAACGTGGTTGCTGACCCCAATTCAACATTTCAGTCTCGCTCAACGACACTGAACTTCTCTGCTGGGGGGGGTATCACGAGCGATAACCGTTAATCAAGATGGCATACCGCTTATGCCTGTCGTGGGTCTTACTTCACTTCCTGATAAATGGAATGGTTTTGTGACACTTTCCTTTAATGCAACAGGCTTTTCAACAACTTCAGCCCAGAACGATAATGGATATGAAGAAGGAGTTTCATATCTTTCCGTGAAAATGAACGCACAACTCCCACCCGTATCCGAAAACTCAGACACTTATTGGGTGACAAGGGGTGCTCTTCTACTGGCTGATTCTTTTGAAGACGTATGGCCAGAGCCGTGGAACAATGGTGTTTTTATGGAAACTATCTACAAGGATAGACCTGGAGCCGGAACCCAAATATATTATGACATTGTCCAGAGTGACCCCGAAAGCGTTGGAATTTCAGGCTTTACGGCTCATTATTTGAGGATGTCAGATGCTAAGAAGTTTTCTCCTGAGTATCACGTACTTCAATACATCAGATTCTATCTTGGAGACCCCGAACGCCAAGGCGAGTTTGTATGCGTTGCAGAGTTCGACTTCACATAACCAAATAAAAATTCTTGGAACTTCCCCGAAGAAATTCGGGGATTTTCTTTGGATATTCGAATTTATCCACTACCTTTGTTGCGTCAATCAATTAAAACAATAAAGTCATGAAAGCAACAGTCGAATCAGTATTATTAAACACGAGTAGCCGTTCAGTTGAAATCTTCGCTGAAATCCTAAACGCTATCACATCTTGTGAAAACGAAAACGAACTCCGTGCGTGTATGAAACTCATACAGGAGCGTTTCCCTGTTTCCTTCAATTCCTGTTTCGTTTACGGCTTCGGTTCAACCCATATGTGGGTGACAGAGCCAGGAAGAAAAGAAAGATTAATATTCGTGGAGTTCTAATCGAACTCCTCGGATTCCACGTATAATTATCAAACATTTTAAACAAAAGATTATGGACATTACAAAGAAGAAAGTCATCTTCATCGACATGGACGGTACGCTTATTGATACCGTCTCCGGGAAAACCTTTCCGGAAGGAGTCTGGGACATGGAACTGAAAATGGAGGTTTTTGCGCAACTCAAGAAACTTCATCCACAGGCTGTTCTCATCGTATCTAATCAGGGTGGAATTGAACTGGGACACGTTCATCCCGCTATGTTCCAACCGAAATTCATCTACGTCATTGCGTGCCTTCAATCGTACATCGGTTTGAATACGCTTGTTGCCGGACAGTTCTGTCCCTACAATGACAAGAAGCATCCGAAACGTAAACCCAATCCGGGAATGCTTGAGGACATGCTGGCTGAGTTCACTCACAATACAGGTATCACAATCGCCAAGGAAGACTGCCTTATGATAGGGGATGCCTCTGGTCTGGAAGGACAGTTCAGCGACAGCGACCTCAAGACGGCTGAGAACTTCGGGTGTGATTATCTTGACGTTACAGAGTTCACCAACATGGAACTCCCTGAGCCTCTATTTAAGGTCATTCGCCTGTCGGATGGTGAAGTTGTAAAGGATAAGGACGATAATCCCTTACAGAACCTTACAGAGAGCGAAGCAACCGACAAAGTGGTATTCCTTATGGAAGCGAACCCTGAACCACAGGAGCAGTTCACCTATGTGCCTATGCTGTGGGAAGTCCCTCACGAGCCAGAACAGGCTCCTCAACCGAAAGAAAAGATTATTCACATGAATCCTAAAAAGCAATAGACATGGCAATTATTGATAAAGACACCCGTATGACGGTTGCCACACGGCTGGCAAACCTCAATTACAAAGAACAGATGGACTCGTCACTGGCGAAGTTGAATGAACTGTTTGAAAAGTACATTATCGGAAAAACTCCGGACGATGTACTGAAGTGTTTCAAGGCACATAAGAAGTTCTTCATTCGTTGTAATGAACCATCACTGTCATCTTACAACCTCCCGAAGACGTTCTTTCCTGAAGATTGGGGAAGTAGAGGTTTTTACATTCACCTCAAGTTCACTCAGGAACTTCCTATTGCTGACGAAAAGGTTGAAGATATCGCAAAGAAACTTCCTGAGGACCATCCTATCGTTCAGCAAATCAAGGAACATCTCCTTCTCGAGCGAGACCGTTACTTCATGGAAAAGCGTCTGAAGTGTATGATGGAAACAACCCGTTTCACTCCGGAACGTCTGAAGAACGAATTCCCTGAGGCATATCTCATCTATATGGATGTTATAACAGCCGACTGGAATGAAAAGCGTGATGACGCAAAGAAACCTGCTTCGAACCTGTGTGACACTATCGAGAATATCCGTGCGACGCTGAAACCTAACTTAAAGGAGGCATTGAAACATGATAAAGAAGAGGAATAAATTGGGGTGGTTCCTGAGGTGGTATTACAGCCACCTCCTCTTTGCTGCTCAATACGTGTCTTTTAAAGACGCTGGGCTTGAGGAACTGTTCTGGAACATCGTTACGTGGTATCACTTCTTCCGTCACTTTGAAGAGTTTACCTGTAAGATTCAGTGGTATGTTTCAAAGGATATGGTCGCCTATATTTTCATTCGAAACCTTGCGGATTGGTCAACAAAATCCATTTGTTTCAATAATAAGCCGTGTCCGTTGGTACAGGTAACTGAGAATCTTGACTGTTACAAACAGGTGGACGGAGCGATTTATGAGATTTCCAATGGAAGTCCAGTCGAATAGCGTTTATTCAGTACATTCATTTTAAATCGAAAGATATGTTGATATTCATCAAATCATGGATTACTCCCCCACAGGACAGTCCTTCAAAGGAATCACTCGTAGAGGTTCAGAAAGCCTACCGAGTTGAGAACATTAAAGAGGTGAGCGAAGTGAACGCTCTTACGAACCCCAAGGGGAAGTTTCGCTTCTCCATTCTATTAGTTACAGGCGAAAGGCTTTACTCCTCCTTATACGGAACAAAAGAAGAAGCCGAGATGGCACAGGTATCCGCCATCACCGTTCTGAATGCGATTGAACTGTACTTCGAACGTTTCAAGCATGTGCCGGAACACCACGCAACCCCTGTAATGTTTCAGGCTCCTGATGCAAAACAGAAGAAGTTGGTTCCGGGAAAGATATCGATGTTCGATACACCCGTTTACACAATTCAAATTTAATCACCTAAATAATTCAGACTTATGAAAGTAGTTTATAATTTCATCTATTCCGACTCTGACGGAAAGATTCAAGAATTCAAAATGCCTGTTAGTATAACCGAAGAAATCGATGCTGACACGATGTACGACCTCTGTCTATCGTATCTTGAAGTTGGTAAAGTAAAGGGCACACCGCTTCATGCAGTATCAACCTCCGGCAAGTATCCAAACTATTGCTTCACCTCAACTGCTTGTGATGCTGAATGCGAGACTTGCCGTTCGAAGAAACTTACCAATAAGAGCGCACAGGCTTATGAGCCTCAGTCTCTTGAAGGGAAAAAGATTTACATCTACGAAGGCAAGTTCGGAAAGGTTGGAGCGTTCAGCCGACGCATCATTCAAAAATCCTACCTTTTGCCCGCACCAGCACTTCTCACCGACAATCTGATTGGCGATTTCAAAGCAGCCATGAATAAGGAAAAGGACGGTATGGGCTGGGAACTGTTAGGAATCACTCTGGTTCATGAACTTGACCCACAGGGTATGACCGACAAGGAGATTGAACAGTACGTCAAGACTCCGGAAGGAAACCTGTTTCAGCCTGACTCCGAGGAAAAACTTCCTGAGGAGAAAATGATTTGGGCTCGCATCAGCGATGAGAACGAAGACCGCACCGCTTGGGTTCCGGCTCTGGTTCGTGGTGAACAGGTATTGAGCGCAGTCGGTGAACTTGACAGTCCGGACAATCCTGAGGACACCCGTGAATTCATCGACTGTCCTATTCCGGGATATCGTGTCGTGAAAGACGATACTGACCCGAAGGAACTTGGTTTGGCTCGTATAGCCTGTGCAGTATATCCGCTCGACAGAAATGACAAGCGTGAAGAACCGTTCCTGTACATCAACGAATTCATCATTCCGATAGGGTTGAGCAACAAAGAAGCCGTGAAATATCTTATGGCGTTGGCTCAGAAGTTCATCAAAGGGAATTGTGAGATTGAGCCTCTCTATTGGGAGTACCTGTCTTTCTTGAACGGTGAGAAATTAGCGACGGCTCACATTCTTGACCAGAGTATGAAGCCAGCCGACCTCGCTACTCCTCACTTCCTTGTTTCCTATACGGTCAACGAAGAGGAGGGTCGTGAATATACGTGTGTCGTTCGTTACCCTGAACGCATCACTTCGCCCATCATGATGATTCCGGCTGGTGCGTATGTGGCTCAGAAACTCAAGAAGTATTTCGGTGATAAAGCAAGTATCACACAAATGGATTACTTCGATGACGTGGTATCAAGCCTTGCGGTCATCTTATAAGGCTCTACACGGCAATCAAAGGTGTGCTCCGGACAATTTGTTCGGGGCATACTTATAACTTCCTAAATCGGCTATAATTGACGTCAATAGCATAAATAATTTCGTTTCAATCATTAAAAGTAAAATTATGAAGAAAGATTTTCTTACTATCACTCCCGAGTCTGGGGGTACGGCTTCAGTAAGTGCCGTTGCTGACCCTAATCTTCTTGCAAAAGAACGTTCTACAACCATCAATTTCTCCGCCACAGGGGGGGGGTCTGAGTAGAGCCGTAACTGCTATCCAAGACCCTGCTTTCGTTTACCACATCTTATCCAACCTGTGTAATTTTGAAGACTCCGCCAATTCTGGTTACAAAGTTGAGAACGGGATATTTGTTATCCCTCTTCAATGGCAGGACACTCATTTCGAATTAAAGGTATTCAATCCATTCTCCGTAATTACAAGCGTCACGGCAAAGTATTTTGATGAGTTTGGTATTGGAGAATCCTTAGGAGATGATACCTTTTCAAAGGATGGTCTTGTTTGGATTCCTACCATCCTTGAAAATTGGAAAAACGAACTTCCAAATGAACCACAAACTATGAAAGTTGAACTATACTTCAACGGAACATTGGCTGTTAGAATGTCCAAATAGTATGATATTCTGTTAAATCTTTGAGAATCCCGGAAGAAATTCCGGGATTTTCTTTGTAATCTCATTTCTTCCCATTATCTTTGTACTGTCAAACTTAAAACACCAAGAAATATGAAAAAGGTTATTTCAAAATTAGACGGAAAAGAATACTACTTAACAGTATGCAATGACGAATCAAATGTTATGTTTATCTGTAATCAAAGATACCAAGTTCGTAATGCTACATCTGATGACTGTTGCAATCCTGAACTTTACTGCGTTGTCAACGGAACATTCAACGAGCCTCTATCTGACCTCGACTTCAAGATAGCATCTGGTGGGCTACTCCCGTTGAACCGTTACAATGGAACATACTGTTTGAATAAGAAAGTTCTTAAATCTGATTGCAAAAGATATTTATCGTACATCGATTAATAAGTTAGGACTATGGCAAAGAAGATAAAATTCACATCAAAGAAGAACCCGAAGCCGTCAAAGTTGGCACGTGTGGGTGGTGACGTTCAAACCTCGTCAATTTACTATCAGGGCGAGCGTATAGGCTCGGTTGAGGGGAACACTCGTATAATACTGATATGCGACCCCAAACCTGTTTGTTTGAGACTAAAAGAACCCCAAGCCCACAGGTATGCAGTAAACTGGGTCAAGGAACACGCTCAATGGATATGGGACAACTACAATCTTCGAATCAAATCACAACTTAAAGAAAAGGAATCATGATAGCACCTATTGAAATAAATCGAGTAACGGTAAAGGGTGGAGCCGGAATGCCCACGTCAGAATATGCACAGTTAGTTTACAAGGGTGAGGAAATAGGCTTCATCAATGAGCAGGGAATTTTCCTAAAGATGTACGACCCTAAAATCACGACAGGGGTATTTCAGAATATCGGAGTCTTTGAAGGAAAGACCGTTGGTCAAAAGTGTCAGATGTTGGAAAAGCACTGGGACGCTATCTATGACCGTTATACAACGGTGGTGAGAGGAAAGTAATTTCACGACTATATTGATTTAATTGATTATTGATATTGAATGGCTGAGTCTTGAACTCAGCCATTCTTGTTGATACAGTAATAGTTCATATTCGTGTAACGAGTTCGAAAACTCTTAATGAATCATGAAGAAAGGGCTGGGATATCCCAGCCCCATATTTCAAATATACACCTGACGATTCCTCTATATAGGAGCTTGAATTGTTTGGTCATTATCTTGCAAGATAATGACCATGAAGTTACTCCAAGTATCACTTTTTGGGTTTTTAACAGCTATGGTTAAGCTATCCCCAGCATGAGCAAAAACTTTGGCCCCAGAATCAGGGTCAAGAACTTCCAAGCCTCGATTATTATTCCACTGAAATTGAGCCTGAGTACCAGTTCCAGAAAAGAAATGGCCTGGATATGTAGATGGAGAAGTAGGAGCTCCCTGAGTCTGAGACGTTATCTTAAACACATACAAGGTTACTAAACTCATTCCAGAGGCTGATAATTTGAGTGTAAGTGTGTTAACCTTTGGAGAAGCTTGCTCCAATTTAACTGTAACTGTCTTATTTGAATTATTTTGCTTATAAGTGGCAGTTCCAGTTCTGATACCATTATTAGGGTTGGGGGTCTGCAGCAATTCTGTTCGTTAAAGTATGAAACCCAAAAGAACCTGTAACTGTCCATGGAACATTTTCCTGGGTTGGTGTTTCGACTCCGTTTACTCGTGGAAAGAATGGTTAAAGGAATTTTCTGGCGAAAATCAATCGCAAAGCCACTGCGTCCACGTTATACATATATAAATTGAGAAGTCATGAACAAAGAAGAGAAAAGAAACAAGCA